AGAATGCGAAAATAAAGAGATTGGCCCTAGTAGGACTCAGACAGGGGCGCGTTCAACATACCGCCAACAAGCGGCATGGGAGGGCGAGATAAAGGCAACGTTGGAGCGTTGAGGCAGGTCGTTAAAGTTGTCGACAAGTTCGACGTCGATGCCGTTAGCGGTAAAGAGCGTGGCGACAGAAAGAGCGGTTTGTCGGCGGAAGCGACGGTAAAAAGCGGGAAGTCGCCCGGGGAGCAAGGCACGCGCGACGTTGACGGCGCAATCAGACGAATCAGTAACCCAAATCCAACGACGTTCAACGTAAGCATTGGTCTCAAAGAAGAAACGACGGTCGCGTAAAGCACGAGAAAATTCGATGCAGTCATAGATCTGTTCCGAGGTCATGGCCGGGTACTTGACTTGACAAGCCACTTGGAGAGCGTCGATATCACCTTCAGAGTAATCGGTAGCGCGATCCATGAAAGAGCGGTATAACTCCTCTCGGCTGACGGTGGGCTCAAATACGCGAGCTATGTGCTTTAGCGCAGTGCGAACGGGGTCAACAAGCAAGCGGTCGCCGATGAGCAATCGATTCGCGTGCTGGGCAACTGTGTTGACTTCGCACTTCCAGATGAGCTTACGCATAGAGGGCAGACCGGCGTTGATATGCTTTCGCAATGAAGCGAGGAAGCCTGTCCAGTCGTCGCCCTTTTGCGTCCCGAATGCCGTCAGTGCGTCCTCATAAGTGTTGCAGATACCAGTAAGCATCATGATGCAATTGCGGAGGAGAGTGAACGGATCGCCGGAACCGAGGTTGAAACAGAGCGTGGCGCGCAGATACGTCGAAAACTGACTCTTGACGCGGTATTCACGGCAGTACTGCAAGTAAAGCTCGATGACATCAGCGTCGACGCCGCAATCGGCCAAGAACAGGCAGAAGCAATACAGAGTCGGCAGGGAATGCGTGCTGTCTTGGCGCGACAAGTCGAATGCGACGTTACGCTCGCGAATGCGATCGGTTATACCGAGTTTGTTCCACATCGCGCTCAGCTCGTCATCAGTGTAGCCAATATCCAAGATCATGTCTTCACGAATGAGTGCGCGCGCGTTAATAGTGGCGCGGGCACAAGCATCGGCGAAAGTCGCGAAGAAAGAAGGTGTATTGGCGATGACGGGTTGCGAATAGGGCAGGGTAGCGGCGAATCCGGCGACGGGCTTGATCTTAGTCTGCGTCTTGTTGAAAAACGAGGCAGTGAAACCGTGACCGGAGACACCGAGAGGATCGTCATTCATGAGGCGCGTCACGAAATTCTCAAGACGAGTTCCAAGCCAGCGCGAGCCTTGATTGTCCAAGATCATCACATTGGCCGACGGTCGGAAAATGCACTGCCTAAGACGGGCGTAAAGCTTCTTTCCCTCTTGGATGCCCTGCTGAACCAGACGCGTACCACGAGTGACCGACGACTGTCGGTCAACGAAATCGCGGAGACTCGAAAAAGTGTCTCGGCTGCTCATGATAGCAGCGGCATTCTCGGCGTCTCGAAGCCCGGAACGGAGCGCGGGCACTGTCTCGAGGGCGGCTTGCGGGGTGAAAGACTTGAGATGCCGCGAGGAAGCCAAATGCACATCGCGACCAGTGGGTTCAGGGGCAGGCGTTTGGCCGAGCGCGTAAACAAGCTCCTGCATGCGGGTCATGAGAGCGCCAGTGGGGGTCGTCGAACTAGCGATATCGCGGGGGACGAAAGAAGCGTCCAAACTGCGACCTCGATAAACCACGCGATCACCGCCAGGGACGAAAGAGTCAGGCAGGCGAGCGTTGGCGTAAGCGGAGCGACGCTTGCC